CTCTGGATTGCCATCAACAAGGATGACCTGCTTCTCGTCTTCCTCTACAATCAAGGCGATGATGCGGACGTACTTGTCAGACACGTCTTCAATCATAGCATCACGCTCTCTTGCCAGTCTTCCAATCTCAGAAGAACTGTAGTGAGCCAATGCGTTGATCTCTGTAGCTGTAGCCTTAGTGGTCTCACCTCTTGTGAATGGTGCAAGCACTGAGCCTTTAGCTAAGTCAGCATCTACCTGAGCAAGATACTGCGTGTGGTTGCTGTTGATTGGTGTGTTGGGGACAGCTAAGATCAAGCCTTCAAGGCTCTCAGCATCTACTGAAATCATAGCTCCATCAATACCAGCGGTAATCTTAGCTAGCGATTCATTGTCAATCGCTCCTTCCTTAACCAAGAATTGTCTGCTGTCACGTCGTACAGCACCAGCCCAGAAGCTACGTAGGATGTTCTTCTCGTACACCTGGTCATAGATACGCTTCATTGATGACATACCATCTAATGGCTTATCAGGTACGCGTGTGTAGTATAGTGGAGAGATGGGCGCGCAAGGGCGGCCATCTTCTCCTTCAAGTGGGATAGCCTCAGAAGACAATAGCTTGTCAGTGCTACGCTGGTTAGGCGTCCAGAAGTATAGTTCGCCAGTTACAAAGTCGTAAAGCTCGATAACCTTGCAGTACATGAACTGCTTGGGTAGATCCTCTGTTCCACCAGACCGCTTGTTGTTGTTGTTGGAAGTAGCAGATTGCTGGAAGTAGTCTTCCTTCTGAACACCAATCCATTCTCTAGCGCCGAACTTCTCATTCATTCGCGCAACAGTCTCCCAGTAAATGTGACCAACATACCTTTGCTCTGACCAGCTTGAAGAATCACGATCAACAATAACTTCCCAAGGAACAACAGCCTTGATTCCTACACGATCAAGCAACTGTGTACTTTCACGAGGATAGAGCTTGATGAAGGAATTGGGATAGATGAGAGCTAGCCGAGAAGCTAGCTCGAACTGTGTCTTCTGGTCATACAAGAAGTCGTTACTGATTTGCTTAGCAACCTTGTGATCACCAGCGCCACCAATGTCAGCACCGACCTCAACGGCCGGTGCCTTGCTGAACAATGAAGCAATGTAACCTTCGATGTAAGCGTAGGCATCTGAGGTTTCAACACGAATCTCATTGGCTCTGTTGCTCAGCGAACCACCTGATAGTGATTCGCGGTCACGGTAGAAGTCAGTCATGTACGCAGCTTTGTACCTACGCATGTCTGCTTGACGTTCAGACCACCAGTTTTCATGGTCTGACACAACCCTTCTGATGAATGAAACCTTATCTGCTTTAGTGAACTTCATTGATTAATACCTGCGCCCGTGCATTCCGAGCTGTGATTTGATGATTTTGTCTACCCTACGCTTCTTGATGAATTCAGGGAGATATACAGAAGTAGAGATCTTAACCTTCTTGAGACATTGTATCACGAGGGCAAGAGCAATTACCATATCTCCATGATGTTCCAGGTTATTTGGTACTTTGGGTGCCAACCCCCTGGCATCTACTTGAAATGACTTCAGCTCTGTTACTGTGATTTGGTCAAGCATGGTGATATAACCATCGCTTAGCACAGCTCTTAGCTCTTCAAACATTAGCCGCTTGGTGCTGACGTTTGTGTTCCAGTCTTTACCGTCTTCGCCAACCCAGAGGTTAGTATAGCCCATGGCCCTAATGTGCTGAAGGACAGGCAAGCCCCAGTTGTTCTCTTCAACCAGAACCTTAGCTCTGTTGAACCTTGTGGCAAGACTAACAATCATCTCTGCAAAAGGTATAGGAGCAATCGTGTTGCTCCTAAAGATAGCTACTGGTGTGTATGTCTTCTTGCTGAACACATGGATAGTACTGTAGTCTCCACCTCTACCACTTGCTACGTCAGCAGCAAGAGCATAAGCATCTTCGAAGTCTACGTTTTGAATGATGATAGGCTTATTAGACTTGTCGAGATGCACAACCTCTACGTGAGCTAGGTCTTCATCCTCGAAGTAGGCGTTGCCTCCCTGGGCAAACGCCTCATCTGTAGTCGCTGGGTATTCACGTTGGAACTTGTGCTTGTTGATCTGAGCGATCTTATTCTCACGCCAGTACATCTGAGCGTCAGTAAGCTCGTAGGTATCTTGGTAAGCAGTGTCAGAACATTCCCATCCAGTAGGAGGCTCTGTACTGTAATCACTATGCTGGTACCAAGGGAAGAAGAGCATGTTCCAATGACCTTCATCGCGCTCGTACTTCAGTACCTCTTGGTGAAGTGCATCACCAAAGTGATTAGCAGTGCTCTCGATAACAAGCTGGTTACCATTCAAAGCAGAGATAGCTGTGGCCTTTAGCTCATCAGGGTTAGGAGAGAATGCGAATTCAGACATGAGCAAATAGTTGCAGGAGAATGAACGCAGACCACCTTTGCCTTCAGCAGAGACAGCACAGATCTTAGCCTTAGTATCATCAAGTCTCATCTCGGTAGTGTTCTTAACCTCCAGCTCCCTTTGGAGGGGAGCTGGTAGATAATCAAAGAACCTCTTGAACATAGTCAGGATGTGCTTAGAGCTATCCAGCTTGTGAGACAAGATATAGATAGCAGTAGGGTCTGTTGCTGTGTACCACTTCCAGAAGAGATAAGCAGCAACGAAAGTAGTAGACCCAATCTGACGAGGCTTTACGAACAAACAATCCTTACCGCTCTCTAACGCCTTGAACATATGAATCTGCTCAGACGTAGGAACAAGCTGAATAACCTGACCAAACTTATCTAGGATGCGTAGCCTTGAAATGAATTCAAGCCCATCTTCTAGGATGTCTTGGATGGTTAGTTCTCTTTCGTATAGCTCTTCCATTACAGCGTCTTCTTCTGTGACTTATTAGCGCTTAACCACTTCTTCACTTGGTCAGCGGCATTCCCCACTTCTTCACTGGTCTCTTCATCAGGAGACTTCTTACGTCTAGCTGCCTCCATATTAGACAGCGTAGTGATGGTCGTGTTGACCACAGCCTTGCCATACGTAGGCTCTTCACCTCTGTCGTATTCCCGTAGTGTCTGCTCTAGAAGATGCCACATAACTTCTTCAACATTCCGCTCTTTGATTGCCTTAGCTAGTCCGCGTTTCATTAGGCTTCCTCCCCGATGAACAGCTTTCTAAACAGGTTCATGTCACCGTCGCAGTAGCCCTTCACTTTCTCAAGAGCTTGCTTGTAGATCTGCCATACACGCTGACGTGTGACCTTGTACGACTTACCAAGGTCAGCCATGCTACGTCCGTTGAACAAGTATCCTTCTACTACAGACCGCTCTCTATCTATCAGGATGGTAGGCAATACGTCATGCAGATTCTCAGTTGGCTCTGTGAAGCCATCGAGATCGCCGCCATCAAGGGCGGCTATAATTTTGCTCTCTGGGTTGTAGACGTTCCCAGAGAGCTGGTCTAGCATCCAAGTGTTTTCTCCAACACCTAGATACCTCCACTGCCCTGTAATGTCATCGCTTTGATCCATCTTACTATACCTCTAGTTCCCGTGTAAGTCCCATCTCTTCGAACTTGCCATCGCATAGATCTTTCCAAGTCTCTTCCAATGTCTTACGATACCTCTCTTCGTAATACAACCAGCCAGTACCTAGGGTTAGATGTAGAGCTTTCTTAGCCAATAGCATACTAACCTCGTAGATAGCCCCAAGACCATCTACGTTACCTTTGTTGATTCTTGCCTTACGCCAGTTAACTTGGCGCATAATCTCTGCTTGCTTGGTACGCAAGTCCATCTCTGTGTACGATCTGTAATAGTAGTCAGTCATCTAAGCCCTCATTATTTTACACTTTGTAAAGTTTCTTACGTCAGAAGCTTGACGTCTGTTTACAGTGTACTGTATACTTAGTGCAGAAGTCAAGGAGATGACTGATGTATTTCGAAGACGACATAATTAAATCTAACTGGACAGAAGCAGCGATGATTTCGTACTTCGAAAGCCAGGGCATCCCATGCCAGAAGATGGATCACAGAATCTTTCCATACGACCTAACGATCATGTCTAAAGGAAAGGCTCTGACCATAGAGGTCAAAGCCCTGGACTGGTCGCGCAAAGGTTACGACCAAGCAGTGATTGAGATCTGGCACGATGATGAGAGGACTAAAAGACCTCAATGGATTGCGAACAACCAGAGCCTAGACTACGTTGTCTTCATTAACATGGCTGACTTGACTGCGTATGTGTATGATGCTAAGCTGCTCTTAGGGCAGCTGATCATCCCAAGGATTTACTATTCGAAGGCATACGCTGGTACAGCACCAGTGCATTGCCCAGGGTTGATTTCCAAGGTACCATACGGTGCCAAAGACTTTGGGTTCTTGTATAGCTTCCCAGTTGGTGAATACCTTTTAGAGACCGGAGAGAAGATGGCGTCGGTCAAAGACGATCTACAAACTAAGTGCATACTACAAGCACTACGGAGAGGATAATGAGCAAGACAGTATATGTATGGAATGATAAAGATGCGGTATGTGTAGCACTAAACGAAGACCGCGCAAAATACGACGACGGCTACCTATTCAAACAGTACATTAGCAAAAAGATTACGGATCAGATGAGCGAAGAAGAACTGCGCGAACACATCGTAGATCGTTTCGGTGGTCCAAATGAAAAAGTAGACGTTTGGTTTGGAGCCCGTATTGGACTACTTATCTTCTGTGAGAAGGGTGTAGTACCTGAAAGGTCAACAATGGAGCTGTCTGAGGATAGCTTTGTTATACACACTACCCTTTCTGGAGATGTTGCTGGGCTCGTATGGGAAGATTGTTTTCAGAGCTGGCAAAAGACGTATGATCGGCTTAGCCAGGCAGTGTACATATGGGTCGATCACCCATTTACAACGGATCCTTATGGGCATTTTCATCATGACTGGAATGTGTTTGTGTCAGTTATACCACAACGTGTAGGGGTAGAGAGGAACCAAGACCAGTTGAACAAACACATCACGGGTGTGTTCGGTCCAGACACAGATCTAAGTATCTGCTATTTTGAAAAGTCTGGTACCTTTGTGATTAAAAAGGCTGGGGACAACAAGGCGTCTCCATATGATTCCTTGTCTCAAGACGCTGCAGAAAAGATCTACAAAAGCGGCCGTGTGTATTTCGATGTATATAAATACTTCAAAGACTACTTTAGAAACTAGACAGAGGTGTAATCTAATGGACAACTACCGCACTGAGCATAAGCAGAGATACGAGCACAGGCTTGGTCTAACTGGACCAACTGATTCATTTGAGAGAGCACTGGAGGCTACTGTGGCAGAACATGAACCAGATGTGTGGGATGAACTAGCTGTACGTAAGGAAGAGCTTCGTGTTGAGATTGAGAAGTTTAAGGCCGAGGGCTTCTTAGGGAAGCCCATTAAGTATCCGAAGCATACACAAGGCATCCCAGAGCTGTATCATCGTCTAGGACT